TTTCAACGAACCGGAACCCGAGCCACTTGCCGACCTCGTTGTTGTACAGCGCGCCGGGGCGGTTGTACACGGCCGCCGACACGAACGTGCCGAGGTTGACCGCAGGCGACATGAGGTCCGCGAGAACTTCCGGGCCCGAGATCGCGAGGTAGTCGTTGCCGTTGAGGTACGAGCCCGTGGGGATGACGGCGGCGTCGCCCATCGGTCCGCCGCGAGGAGGAACGGCGAGGTTGACCAGCGTCACCTTCGCGTTGCTGAGCACGTTCTCGTTCAGCCGCATCGCAGAGGTGATGGCGCTGCGTGCCGCGACGGAGCCGTCACCGAACACGACGCTCGTACCTGCGAGCAGGACGAGGGTGATCTCTCGGTCCATGACGCGGGCGGCGTTGTCGGCCAGAAGCTCCTGAGCCTGCATCATGATGGGGTGCTTGACCGTCAGCTGAACCACGTCCGACAGTTCGAGCCAGTCACCCCACTGGTCGAGAGTCACGCTGACCTCTTCGAGCGAGAAGCTGCTGGACGAACCCGCCGAGCCTTCAGTGAGGGTCGCGAGGGGAACGTTCATGCGCTTGTAGCGGACCATGTACGCGGTGAGGCCGGAGCCCTCCCGCATCGTCTCCTGATCCACTGCGGCCGACATGGCGAGTTTGAGATGCGACCGAGCGATCAGCTTGGTCAGGATGTACTTCTCCTGATCGCTGGTGATGGTCGAGGTACTGTTGGTGATCAAAGGCATTTGCTACTCCTTAGAACGGCATGTCGCCGTAGATCTTGTCGAGGACAAGTTCCTGCTGGCGCGGCGACAGTTGGTTGAAGTTGGCCGGAAGGGCCGGGGCTTGAGACTGCTGCACTGGGATACTCGGGTTGGGCGAAGTCAGGACAGGCTGGAACTGGTTCTGCTGGTCCCGGACTCCTGCCACGCGGCCGTTCTGCTTCCGCGCGAACTCACCCCACGCGAAGTTGATCGCATCGTCAGCAGAGGCCGGGACACCTGCCGCCGCCCAACGCTGCATGTACGTCTGTGCAGCCTGCGCGACTTCGGGTGGAGCGCCGGGGATTGCGCTGACTGCCAGACGCACTTCGGTCGCCTTCATCTGTGCTTCGAGTGCCGCCAACTTCTGCCCGTACTGCGCAGCCGTTGCGGCCCTGTCTGCCTCGATGATGCGGGCCAAGTCCGGGTCCCTCTCCCGCAACGGGGCGAGGTTGTCCACGGGTGCCGGAGCGTTCCGCTGCTGTGCCTGAATGAACTGCGCCTGAAACTGCGCAGCCTGCTCAGCCATTCGCATCGACTGCTCAAGCATCTTCTGCTGGAGTTCCGCGGCCTGACGCTCGGCTTCGCGCTGCTTTGCGACAACCTCGTCAAACCGGGTCTGCGGGATCATGTTCTCTGCGGGGGTGATGGTCTGCTGTCCTTCAGACTGAGCGATCGTCTGATTTTCGTCCATGTTGCGCTCCGATGCATCCCTGAGGCGGGAAGAAGCCCGTGGTTACTTTCCAGCCACGCTGGTGCTGAGAATCGTTCTGCACGTCGACTTGCAGAACTCCTCCAGAGAGTTGAACGCGAGGTACGCCGCGTGATGCTTGATCATGTCGAACTCAGTCTGAGCCGAGGCCATCTGCGCCAGATTCATCTTGGCGCGGTCTGCCACGAACTGCATGATGATGGCGAATCCCGGTGAGTCGAGGGTGCGCTTGATTTCTTCACCCTTGATGCGCCACTCGCGGAGTTCTGCCTCACGCGCGACCACTTCGGGATCAAGCGCCATACAGTTCCTCCTCGCTCATGGGACCGCCGGAGACGACACCGGCTGAAGCCGCGGTCTGCTCCTCGACACCTTGGCGCATCGTCATGAAGTCTTCGCCCTCGCCGGGAACCATGGGCTCCCCGCCACCTGCCGCCTGTTCCGCCGCACTTCGCGGTTCCTGCGGGAGTCCGGGCTGCCCCGGTGCAGCACCTGCCGCGCCGGGTGGCATCATCCCCTGCATGGGCATGGGGAGCGCCTTGATGATTGCGTCGAAGTCGCGGCCACCGATGCTGTCCGCGTAGAGCCGCCGCAGCACGGGGATGGGGTCGATGGTCTTGCCCTGCGCCTGAAGCAGGGGCAGGATTGCGGGCAGGCTTTGCAGGAAGGCGAGGGCCTGCTGGCCCCGGACCTGCTGATTCGCGGTCTGGGAACTGGCCATCCAGCGCATCCGGTACTGGCCGGTGAAGGCTTCCCGTCTGACCTGAATCGGCTTCCCTCCCGTGATCGCTACCCACACGTCAGACTTCTCGAACTGCTGCCCGAGGCTGTAGATCATCTCCATCGTGGGGATGAGCACCAGAAGCTCCGTGTCCTCCACGATGTCTTGCAGGTCCGTCTTGACGTTGGCCTGAAGGATCTGGCTGCCCGTCGCGGTCTTGCTGCGGGAGTCTCCGCCAGCGTTCTGCGGAGGTGCGCCGAGCAGGTCGTTCAGGTCCGACTGAAGGTTCGTCTTCTGCATCAGGCCCCACTGCATCTGCTCAATGGGGGGCCGATCGAACGTCATCGCGGTCGGGTCCGTCATGTGGTAGACCTTGCCGGGACCAAGCGCCGGGGTCGGACCCACCATGAGTGACGGGTTCATCTTGACGATGGGGTTCAGGCCGTACCGCGCCACGTCGTTGGTCTGGTTGGACACGTCGTTGATCTGGGTCTGAAGCTCCAGACCCATGCGACCCAGACCCATGCCGTAGAACTGGTCAGGCCGCTGCTCCAGCGTCTGAAAGACGTAGGGCGCGCTCTGGTGCCAGAAGGGGTTCCGTGTGACCTCGACGGGGATGTCGTTGGCCAGCACCACCTTGCAGGGCACCGGCTCGCCGGGCTCCTCACCCGCCATGAGCAGGGAGTTGGGCACCGGCATTCGCAGCCAGCACTCCTTGACGATGCTGCTCTGCGCCAACTCTCCGGCCTCAGTGTCGACGGCCGTCGTGGTGTTGAACAGGAGGTCGTCGTTCATGCGCTGACGGTACATGTTGGACTCATCGTCCGTACCCGCGCGATGCCCCACCTTGTCCTGATTGACCCAGCGGCCCGTCTTGAACATGCGCTCGAACGTCTGCTTGTCCACGGTGATCGCCTCGAACACGAGGCTGGCGGACTGCACGTCGGGGGCGCTGTTGGGCCAGATGTACCACGAGAAGATGTCGCGGGCTTGGAAGCGCGCGCCCGTCACATCCGCGGCTGGGCCGAAGTTGCCGAACTGCCCCTGAGTCAGGACGTTGACGAGGCTGCCCTTCTTGACGGATGTGATGGGCTGCTCCCACCACACTTTGGCCACCGAGACGCCGTAGTCCAGAAGCTGTCTCAGAAATGGCTTGATGTTGACGCGGATCTTCGCGCGCCTCTCCATTTGGAACTGCATCCACGCCTTGGCCTCTTCCACGAAAACGTCGTCGCCGTCCTTCTCCGTGGTCACGTCTAGGTACTGGTCCGAGGGGAACAGTGCCCTGACCGTGTGACTCATGCGCGCGGAGGCGGCCTTCATGTAGGCGGGGATGAACGCCTTGCTGATGCCGTTGTACCCCTTCTGATCGTGCTGAAGCAGCGTCATTCTCCGGACCTTCAGCCACTCATCCCGAATGGGGCCGCCCGCGTCTTCGGCCTCCCGAATCAGTTGGATGAGGTTCGATTGGATCCAGTCCTGTGTGGCCGCGTCCTTGGCGAAGTTCTCCCGCATGTTCGGCATGATGAGGGGGGTGGCTTCGTCGGACTGGCGCGTCGTGACCAGCGGAGTGGATGGGGTGCTCATTGCATGAACTCCGCGGCCCCGTCGGCGCTGTACGCGATGCTCACCGGGAGCATGTCAGTGCTGGAGCGCGTGGCCCCGAACAGCATCCAGATTCCGTACCGCATTGCGTCCACGCTGTGGTCGTACACGTTGTCCTTGTGCGGCGTCACGCCGTCGTCCTTCAGGTGGTATCCGCCAGCCAGTGCGTCGCAGAGGACTCGGCAGGAGGCGTCGATGAGGATTGCCTGCTCTCCCTCGATCTGACTCTCGAACCGCTTCCTGCATGCGTTGAGGCTGATGTCCAACGGGGTACGCTGGGTGTGCATCAGGATCCCGGCGTTGTGCAGAATCGCCAGCGCCTGACCCGTGTCCTTCTGTTGCTTGACCGCGGGGTCGCCGTAGTCCTCGAACTCCTGCGCCGTGGGGAACCACTGCTTGGTGAGTTGGAGGACCTGCTCCGCGAACTTCTCCGCGGTGACGTTCTGGCCCCGCAGTTCCTTCAGAATCTGAACTTGCCCCATTCGGCTGACTTGCGCGAACAAGCAAACTGGCACCCGGTAGCCGAAGTCCCAGAACCTGAAGAGGGTCCCACCCGCGTACTTCAGCCCGCGCTTGACGTGCAGTGCTCGGCGGAATTGGCGGATGACAGGCTGGCCGGGGAAGGTGTTACCCCACTCACCCTCTCGGAGGCGCTTGGCAAGGTCCTGAGTCATGCCCTGAACCATGCGCTCGTAGTAGCCCTCGGGGAGGTTCGCCTCGTTCTCGTCGGGCTGGGGACGGTACAGCTTGATGGTGGGCGTGCTCTTGTATTCGCCCGCCTCATCCATGCCGGTACACTTCTCGTACAGCCAGTGCGCTACAGATGGGGGATTGAACGCCATCCAGATGCTGTGCCGCTGGTCCGTGGGGACCTGCTCCATGCCTTCCGGCCAGTAGCGCAGGCGAGCGATCATCTGCTCGAAGTACCCTACCTCCACCTCATCGGTCTCGTCGATGAAGCCGCCCGTGAACTCATACGAGCCCACATCATCCGACAGACCCATGAAGGTGATCTCGGACAGGGGTGCGTTAGCGCCCTCTGCTGTGGTGGCGATGGGCCGAATGTACCACTTGGCCGGTGCCGCCTGAACTCGGTCCACCAGCGTACCTTCGGGCAACCTGCTGAGCAGGGTCGCCATGGTACGCATCGTGGTGTCCTTCAGGTCGTTGTAGTCGCGCCGCGCCACGAACCACTTGGAGCCGGGGATGGTCAGCGCCCTGAGGAGGATCTTAGCGCACCCTGTGGACGTTTTCGCGCAACCCGCGGGTCCCATGTAGGCTTCGAGGAAGTCGTGGGAGAAGATGAACCGGCGCTGCGTGGGGAGCAACTTGCGCTGATGCGGGACAGGGTTCTTGTCCACCATCAGCTTGACCAGATCCTCCATGCTACCGAGGGTCTCTGGTGCCC